GCTGCAATAGCCGGAGTTGCCGACTGTCCAGCCACCTCATTGATGTAGACGCCAGGGGCGCCTCCAAAGGAGATAGTTGCCATTTCAATATGGTCAGAAGTCCCTTCTTTTCCTGGACGGCGATGGTGGCTTCGGGGAAGTTCCACCTACGGTCTCCGCAGAGTCGCTGCCAGGGGTCTGTCTCTAGTCGACGTCCCGCTCTGTCCTCCGTTTCCGGTGCGGTCGTTAACGGTTGCCCGTGAGGGCTTCCGTTGTGTCCATTGTGTAGCCGTTCAGTTCGTTGTAGTTGACGAGGCTGTAGTAATTATACTTAACTGCCTGTGCTTCGTACTCGGAGAGTGTTTCGAAGGGGAACACCTCGTTCAGAACACCTTGATCTTCGGTGTCGACGAAGAAGCCGCTGTTGTTGGTGCCAGAGAGTGCTCGTTCGCTGTTGACGTTGAGTAGCATGACCGTACCAATTGGCGGCTCCTCTGTCACACTCCACTGTGGATTCTGTTCGATCACGGCTCTGTAATCGAGCGAGTTGGTATAGTAGTAGTAACCAAGCTTCCGCCAGGTATCACCAGGATTCCACGTGATCGCGACGTTCATCAGACGAATCCGCCTTTCTGACGGGCATTGAACATCAGACGAGCAGCGATCTCACGACCACGGGTCTTCTCCACACCGGCATCCTTAATGATTTGGTCCACACCGGCTTTCTCGATGGAGGCGGCAGTCACGGCGTTTTGACGAATTTCGGCGAGGCGCTCTTCAGTCATCGGCTTGAGGCCTGGGTCCTTCTCTTCCTTCTCAGGGTCCTTGCGCTTCTCCGCCAACATGTCAGCCAGTGGTGCAGCGTTCGGCACTTCGGCCGCAGCAGGTGTCTCAACCGCCACAGGAGCCTCTGGTTCCACGGCAGGTTCCTCAACAGCGGCAACTTCTTCAGGTGCTTGTGTCTCTTCGACAGCTGCTTCCTCAGCAGCGGGTACGTCTTCCCATGCTTCGTTCACTTCGGGAGTTGCGGGGTTGTCGCCCTTGAAGGTGCCATCATCTTGGCGAGTGCGACGTTTGCGAGTGGCCATGGTTACTTTCTTTTGCTAAAGAATATGTTTTTGAAGGCGATGACGCCAAGTGCGGCGAGAGCCTTTGGTGGAATGCCGACCCACGGTCGAGCAGGCATTTTGGAGGTTCCGAACTGGTTGTAAGCTCCGTACGGTGTGGTGCTGACCTTGAACCCAGTTTGGTAGGGCACAATTTTTGCCGTGTCCTGCATTTTTCCAGTGGCACGAAGAATAGGTTGACCACTATACTTCTTGTCCTTCCACGCTTTGTAGTCCGCTGACAACTGTGCCCACGGACGACCGTTGGTCGGGTTTCTCTCGTCCTTCCAGAAGGGTTTCTGTTCCTCGAGAAGGATAGGAGACCACTGTCTCTGTGTTGGAGCCCACCAGTTCATGTTGATGGACGGTAGGTTTTTCACCTTGAAGGAGATCATTTCCGTTTCGCCTTCTTCATCTCAGCCTCTTGAGCTTTATTGTGCTGGTTGACAATCTCGATCATGAGAAGGATTTTGGGAACTGGGAGAGTCTCCATCCACTCAATTGAGGAGTCCCAACGTTGCTTGCAGAGGTGGAAAGCGGTCTGAAGCCAGCCCTCCACGGTCATGATCTTCTCCTTGAGGACGTTCTCCATCGCCCACTCAAACGCTTTTCGGGTTTCCCCGATGTTGAGTGACTCGAGTGCTTCCTCGTCCAAGAGGACCCGAGAGACGACGGCCACACCCATCAACTCGTCAGGTGTTCCTGCGTTTTGCAGCACCTGAATGAAGTAGAAGTCTTTCGGCGTGAGGTCGCGAAAGTGAAGTGGTCCTCTACCGTTCACCCACAACTTGTAGGTGAAGTCCTCTTGGTCCTCTACGGTCAGTTTGGGTCTTCTTCCTCGTCCGCTCCACTCGCCTGACCGACCAGTTCGCTGATTTTCTTGAAGTCGCGAACGCCAAGGTCGAGGACCTCCTCGTAGGTGATCTTGTTGATCCCCACGCTCAGACGTTCGATAATCTTCATGCCTTTTTCAACGTCTCCGGCTTTGCTGAGGTCTTTCTCCATGTAGAGAAGGTCTCGACCGGTCATCTCTCGGATGATGATTTCGCGCCCGTCACTCAGTGTGGTGCTGAATGTAAGGATGTTCTTTTGAGTGGCGGATTTCACTGGGGTTTCTTCAGTTTCCGAAACGATTTTCATGTGGTGAGTGACTTTTCGTCAAGTGTCTGGTACAATTTTACCCCAACCGCACACAGAAAAGCCTCCAAGTCCTCATAAGAGGATCCCGGAGGCACCTGCAATAGATTGAAGTTAGCGTAGGAGAGAACGACTTTGGCACCCTCGAGGTCCCCATAAAGGAAACGGTCGAGGGCGTCGATCGCCCACTCCTCAGTGTAGGTCAACTCAAGACAGTCTGAACCTTGGGCGTTCTGACTTACTGATGGCTTTGACATTGTTTAGAACTTCCTCTGCTCCCCACTCAGGCTCAACCATGAATGAGGGGAACATTGTCACGTATCGATAGAAGCTGTCCATCTCATTGGTGTAGAAATGGTGCTCCTCTTGGCGGGCCATCATTAGGTCCCGTTTTGCCCATGGACTGTAGCCAGGATGCTCCTGGTTGATCTCGTCCAGGTGGAGAGGTGCCGACCAACTCCAGGGCCGCGAGACACCGACATGAATGACCTCGTGAATCTTGCTCAACTCCAATTCCAGGTCGAGGATGTCCACAAGGTGGTCATGATTTCGGCGCCTGTGTCGCTCAAGGATGAACGCACAGAGGTAGCTTCGGTCCCAAATTTGGTTTGTTCCCTCCTTCGCCTCTTCTAGATAGGTCTTGAAGATGGACGGGTGGCATGGGTCAGGCTCGTGATGGTGCCTTACCTGAATCCCAGTGAGTTCAGACAGTTGCGTGGCTAAAGTGGTCTTTCCGACGCGGTCAGGACCGCCAATTAAGATCAGCATTTCAAATGCGACTGTAGCAGACAGAAACTACCCCTTGAGATGGGGAAGCAATTTTGGAAAACGCACCGTAGGAAAGGTCCAGGGAACGTCCGTAGACGTGTGGACCGTCATCGTTGATGCGGACGATGACTGATTTGCCGTTGGACTGGTTGGTCACTCGAACACGAGCTCCGAAAGGGAGACTCTTGTGTGCGGCCGACAGACCGTAGGCATTGAACCTCTCGCCACTCGCTGTAGTCAGCCCGTGGTAGCCGTCTCCGACTCCATAGTGTGAAGCCTGAGTGCAACTAGCGGCTTTGGCTTCCTGGGGTGCTAGGCCAGAGAGAACCAAAGTTGTGGCGGCGAGGCCACTAAAGATAGAACGTAGCATTAAATTGGATAGAACTCAACACCTCCTGTCTGTCAGAGCGAATACGCGATGCGTTCCGCTTCTTCGATTGAGTAGTAATCCAGATTGACAGACACTCGGACCGAGGATGGAATCTCTCTACCTCGCTTGTCCAAGGGAATGACCTCGACATGCGGATAGAGACGTCGGAGCGGAGACAAGAACGACGCTGTGACCCGAGACTTTTTCTTGTTTGATTTGCGTGGCATGGCACACCTCTAATGTAGGAATAGTGAAGTCAAAGTAAACCGCGTTGGACGAGGGAGAAGCGGGTTTTGAGCTTGTCGATGGCTCCGATCTCGCCGAGCTCCCGCATGCTGAACTCCTTGCCGTCAGGTTCGTCCTTTCCCTGAGGGTTGGACGGACTGACTGTGCACTCGTGAGGTGTCTTCCGAATGCGGTCGTCAATGGCGACCGAGGAGAAGAATGCCCGACTGAGTGGGACGTCAGCGAGACCAACGGCGGACTGGAATCGAGCCCACGTGTAGAGGTGCGCGATCTGGTAGGCCACAGCCCACAGCTCTGCGTGCTTGTCAGGAGCCATCCACCAGATCTCGTCGTGAATTGAGATGATGAATCGAGCGTTGAGCTTGAACTCCCGCATCAACCAGTGAGCCGCAGTCAGAATGGTAGCAAGAATCTCAGCACCGGAGGCTTGAATCGTCCAGTTGATTCGACAGGTGAGGAAGTCATCACCCACTGCGGCGGGACGCATTGCTGTCGAGATTTTGGTGCCGAGGCACGGCAGGGATGGCACCTGCTGCTTGAGCGCGATGCGCTCCATGTAGTTGAAGCAACCACTGTCCGTGCCACCTTGAAGAGGTTCAGATCGGTACTTCCTGAAGCCTTTCTTCGCCTCCAACATCCTGGTGGCGAGGACGTTCAGCTCGCGAGGGTTCTTGTCAGGGAACTTGCGGCGGATGGTGTTGGCCACAGTCCGCATGCCTGCACCGTAGAGAACGGCGAAACCCACACCTTTTGCTGTGTCACGGTCGACACCGGCCACTTTGGCGAGAGCTGAGTGAGGGTCAGTGCCATGTTCCTTGGCACCCGACAACACGTTGAAGCCCATGGGTGAGCCACCGACCACTCCAGTGTCCCACGCATCACAGTAGGCGGATGCGATCTGCAACTCCTGACCGTCGAAGTCAGCACCTACAATCTTCCAACCATCGGGCGCTGACACTCGGGTCTTGAGTTCGGTGCCGATTCGGTAGTTCTTCGTGGAACACATGGTCACCATCAGTGGTTCCACAGTTCGACGAGTCACTGTGCCGTGAGCGAGGATCTCTGGCAGCGTGATGTAAGCGTCTTCACCGTGTGGGTTGTGAGCACGAACAAAGATGCGGTCCATCACTCGCTTCCGCACCGAAGTCCAGTAAGATGTTGCGTTTGCGATCTCGAGAGCACGCTTCGCCTGAGGAGAGTCACTGTCGAGGCGACCTACTTTCATGTCTTCCACAAAGTCTTTCGACAGGAGCACACCGACGTTGTCCTTCTGGTTCTTAGGGTGTGGGATCTTGGTGAGTTCACCGTCCTCGTTGTAAAAGCACCAACCACGGTTCTTGACGTTGATGATTGGCGACCCTTCCCACTTCAGCTTCAGCATGAGGTGAGCGAGCTGACTCTTGGTTGTGATTCGCTGGTCAGGCTCCTTGACGAAGGAGCGGTACCAGTTGGGGACATTGGCGTACCGTCCCTTGTTGGTCTTCACCTCCCAGTCCAGTTGCTCCAACCACGGGTCAGAGCTGACGAACTTGTCAGCAGCACCAGGGTCAGTGGCACGCAGTTCCTTCCACTCCTCGTAGGCCTCACTCGCCAGGGAGCGACAGACGTCACCCATCTCACGAATGTGAGCGTGGTAGCTGTCTTCACAGCGCTGAATCCACTGCTTCCAGTCCTCAGGCAGTGGGATCACTGAACCGTTGAGGTGGTACATGCCACACAGACCCACCATGCTTGGAGTGGAGTCGAGGTACTTCGGCCACAGGGCTTGGAAGAGCTCAGCGGTGTACAGTGCGTCCTTGATTGCGTAGTCGAGAGCCTCGAAGATGGCGTGGCGAATGACACTGAGGTCAGGAGCCGTCACGAACAGGTCCCGAACCTCCTTGTCGCCATAACCAAGCTTCTTGACTGTCTCATCACCGAAGAACTTCCGCACCTCGTAGACGTGGAAGTTGTAGCACTCCACAAGGGAGTTGGTGGCACCCTTCTCAAGCCATTTCGGAGCGAAGCGGAGCTTCCGCTTCTCCTCCTCGGTCATTTCTTCAGGTTCCTTTCCCGCCAGAACGTATAGCCAACGCTGACCAGAAGCGAGACCAGAAACGCCAATGTGAGCGGAAAGGGTGTCGAAGTAGAAGTTTTCGGGACTGGATCGATCGAGTGAGTAGGCTTCGCGAGAACGTACACGGTCATAGGAGATATTGTGGCCTGCGACGAAACGGTTTTCCCCGATAGGGATCATCTCGTACTGCGTCCACTCCGACTGCGGAATCGTAGGGTCAATGAGTTCCGCCGCAAGCCAGACGTAAGCCGCTTCAGAGGAGAGCGCTGTTCCGATGATCGGGAAAGCGCCTCCAACCACGAAGGTCTCAGTGTCAAAGGTGAATGCGGGTTCGAGAGGGTAGTCGACTGTCTCCGTAACCCATGTGCCGTCCTCTCCAACCGTGTAGCGAGTCCATCCAGGATTGAGGACAAAATCGTCGAACGACGGGATAGG